TCCTTTATTAGCTGAATCTGTTACTCAGTTTCAAGCCCAAGCTTATAAAGAACTTCTCCCCCCAAGCGGTCCCGTTCGCACAATTATCGTGGGTGATCCAACACCGCAAACAGAACAACAAGCAGAAAGAGTAAAAGATTACATGAACTATTATGTTACTCATGTAATGGAAGAATACGATCCTGAGATGGATCAATTATTATTTTATTTAGCATTATCTGGATCTGCTTTTAAAAAAGTTTATTACGATCAAATTTTAAAAAGATGTGTAGCAAAATTTGTATCTAGTGAAGATTTATATATTAACTATATGGCAACAGATATTGATCAAGCAGAAAGAATTACTCACTCAATTAAAATGAGTGAGAATGAATTAAAAAAATTACAAGTATCTGGTTTTTATCGTGATGTAAAAGTTACTCATGGTCAGGTTGATACTACAAACGAAGTAGAGGGTAAAGTAGAGGAATTGGAAGGTGTGTCATCTCCAGATTTAGGACAGGATATAGAACATTCAATATTAGAAATGCATGTTGATGCAGACATTCCTGGTTTTGAAGATACTTCAGGTGTTAAATTACCCTATATTGTAACCATAGATGAATTTTCTACTAAAATATTATCTATCAGAAGAAACTATGAACAAAATGATCCTAATTTTAAAAAAATACCATACTTTGTTCATTTCAAATTTTTACCCGGTCTAGGTTTCTATGGTTTTGGATTAATTCACATGTTAGGTGGGTTATCAAGAACAGCAACTAGTGTTTTACGTCAATTAATTGATGCTGGAACTTTAGCTAACTTACCTGCTGGATATAAGGCCAGGGGTATGCGTATTAGAGATCAAGAAGAACCTTTACAACCTGGAGAATTTAGAGATGTAGACGTAACAGGAACTTCTATTCGAGAGTCTTTGTTGCCTCTACCATTCAAAGAACCAAGTCAAACATTATTCCAATTATTAGGCTTTGCTGTTGATGCAGGAAAATCTTTTTCTGCTATTGCAGACATGAAAATGGGTGAGGGTAATGAACAGAATCCAGTGGGCACCACATTAGCTTTATTAGAAAGAGGAACTAAAGTTATGAGTGCTATTCAAAAAAGATTGTACTACGGACAAAGAAAAGAATTCAATTTATTAGCTCGTTCTATAAAATTGTATACTCCTCCTCAATACCCCTACATGGTTGCTGGTGGTAATAGATTTATCAAACAAGCTGACTTTGACGATAGAATAGATATTCTACCTGTTGCTGATCCTAATATTTTTTCTATGACGCAAAGAATTACATTAGCTCAACAACAATTACAGTTAGCGCAATCTAATCCACAACTTCACAACATCAGAGAGGCTTATAGAAGAATGTATACTGCAATGGGTGTAGACAATGTGGATCAGTTATTAAAACCAGATCCTAGTCAACCAATGCCTATGAGTCCTGCCGTTGAAAATGCATTAGCGATGAAAGGACAACAACCAAAAGCTTTCATGCAACAAAACCATAAAGCACATATGAAAGCACATGCTGAGTATATGTTTACTAGAATGGTGCAAATAAATCCTCCCCTCTACGCAATGTTACAGGCTCATATGTCAGAGCATTTAGCTATGATGGTCTCGCAACAAGTTCAACAAGAATTCACAGAGCAGGATCAACAAATGCAGGCTATGATGCAACAAGCACAAACTAATCCTCAAATGCAACAACAAGTTCAAGTTCAAATGCAACAATTAAAAACATTGAAAGATGCAAGACAAGCTGAATTAGAAGCTAAAATGACAGAACAACTAGCGAAAGAAGAAGAGGCAAGAACTAAAGCAGAACAACAAGATCCGTTAGTAAGATTAAAACAACAAGAAATAGATCTTCGTGCAGCTGAGATAATGTCTAAGAAAGAAGATTCTCAAGTAAAAACAATGATGGATTTACAAAGATTAGATTTAGAGAGAGACAAAGCAGAAGCAGATGTAACTATGAGTGTATTGCGTGAATCTGAAAACGTTGATAAAAGGAAGTCCAATGAGGCTTTGACAGAGTTTAAAGAACAAGTTAATCTCACAAAGGAAGCATTACAAAATGACAGATCAATACCTAGAGGAAACGAAGAGGATAGCGAAAGCAATTAAAGAGATACAGAAAAAAGCTGACTCTTTAATTTCGCAAGGAAAGGTTGATCGTTTATACGTTTGTGCAGCTTTGATGGCTGTAACAAGGCAAATGTACTTGGAGGCATTAGGACCTAGAGAGGCTTCTTATCTCTTTAATTCTGTTGCTGAGACATTTGATTTTTTAGTTCATCTTCAGGACTATGAAGGTCTGAAGAAGGTGACAATACATTGAGGAGACAGACATGAAACTATTAAAAGATACATGGGAATGGCTTAAAGAATGGAATGACTGGGGCATGAAAGATTGGATTAAAGCCGGAGTTGTTGCAGTCGTTGTAATAATAATACTTAAGTCAGTTATAGGAGGCTAATGCCTAAAACAGGAAGATCAAGAAAAGATGTTAGGACTAGGGGTTTTGCTCCTGGTCCTAAACGTCCTGGTAATGAACCTAAAACTTTTATGTCTAGCTTCAATCCAAATGAGGCGAGTAGATCAGACTTCAATAAATTTAGAGAAAATTTAAGACAACAAGGAATTCAAACTTTATTAGATTCACCAAAAGCTGGTTCGTATTTTGTACAAACCAGAAATTTCAATCCACAAGGAGCAGAACTAGATCCTGTGTCAGGACAACGTTTTGATTTTGTTCCTTCAAATGCTTTTACAGGACAAGGTAAAGAAATACTTGATGAGATTTATACAGAACCTTATCAAGAAATGATGGGTAATTTTCTTAAAACAAACCCAGAAAGATTCAAAGAATTATTTCCAGTTTCTTATTTTATGCAGAGAGGCATACCCTCTCTAGCTGGAATGGCCATGGGAGCTATCACTGGTATACCTGGAGTTGGACCAATGATTCAAAACATGTTACCACAAAAACAAGACATGACAGGTAATTTTAATTATTTAGATTATACACCAACTAGATTGCCAAAAATAAATTTTAAAAGTCCAGATAGTTCTGGAGTCATGGGACAATACTACAGACAGTTTTATCCATTAGATCTTCCAGAATTTTTCTATCAATTTATGGATGATGAAGTTCTCCCATACAAAACAATGGAGGGAATGTTATAATGAATTTCGCAGAAGCCAGAAAAGCTATGACATCTAACAAAGCTTACAGAGGAAAACCTAGCGCACCTGCTAGTGGAGGCGGAGGAGTTAGATTTGCAAACGCTTTTCCTAAATATGATACTAATCAAAAAATGGCTACCGGTTTTGGTAGTGTGTTTGGTTCTAGTTCAGGTAGCACCGGATCAAGTCAAGCAGTTCAAGACTCATTAAATTTTTTAATGAATGAAAATATTGGACTAGGATTAAATCCAGAGGACGCTGTTAATAAAGCTTTTGATGATTTTTATTTTGATTCAGAAAATGTAATGGACATACCTCCAGGACAAGTTGGTGTTGATGAAATATTTTTAGATCAATTCTCATCCGCTGGTCCTCGTTTTGGAGGCGGATCTGGAGGAATAGGATCATTAATGGGTGATGCTATAGGATATTTTGGCGGTATGATGGGAGGACCAAAACCAGGAGGTTATGAGGAGCCTAAAATACCACAACAAAGATTAATGCAACGCATGATAGATCTAAATAGAAATAACCCCTTCACACAAGCTGCAATGAGTGGTATAGGTTCTTTAATAGGTATGGCTCCTAGAAGGATGATGAGATAATGTTTAATATGTTAATAGGTCCAATTTCTAGTATTGTAGGAGATACAATAAAAGGTTTCGTGGAGACCAAAAAAGCAAAAGCTGATTTAAAATTAACTGAGATTAAAGCAACGAAAGCTTTGAAAGAGCAACAGATTGCTGGAAAAATCGGTTGGGAGGCTTCGGCCGTTGATCAGATGAAGGGTAGCTGGAAAGACGAGCTAATTTTAATATGTTTGTTGGTTCCGGCGGTGGCAGTCTTCATTCCTGGATGGACTCCGCATATAAAGGCAGGCTTTGAAGCACTACACAGTCTTCCTGACTACTATAAACATCTATTATATATCGCTTGTTCTGCAAGTTTTGGTATTAAGGGTGCAAAAGGTGCAATGGGATTAATAACAAAGAAAAAATAAGGAGATGGAAAATGACTAAATGTATTTGTGGATGTGGTTGTTCTGATTCAGAACAATGTACTTGTAAGGAGTGTGATTGCAAATGAAAACTAAACAAGGTAAATACCCTTCAAAAGGTATGAATAAATTAGCTAAAAAAAGACCTGACGTTGCTAAAAAAATAATGGGTTATAAAAAAGGCGGAGCTAATGTTGCCAAGAAAAAAATGATGGGTGGTGGCATGATGAAAAAAGATATGATGATGGGATATAAAAAAGGTGGACTTAGAGCAGCAGCTGCAAAGTTAAAAGCTCAAGGAATGAAAAAAGGAGGCTCGGCTAAAGCCAAGAAAAAATAATGGGTAAGTTATGTCCGAAAGGTAAAGCCGCAGCAAAGCGTAAATTTAAAGTCTACCCCTCAGCATATGCAAATATGTACGCTAGCGCAGTATGTAGTGGTAAAGTAACACCTGGTGGAAAGAAAAACAAAAAAGCTACTGGTGGTATGATTGGCACTGGAAACGGAACATCTCAAGCAAGAAAAGCAATTTCTGGATCTAGAAAAATGAAATTTTCAAACGGTGGCGCTAATATCGTAGCTGCTGGATGTGGTGCAGTTAAAGAGGGCAGTAGAAAAAGCACTCGAATAACTTAATGGCTGATCCTAAGATAGGAACAGGCAAAAAACCAAAAGGTTCAGGGAGAAGATTATACACAGATGAAAATCCAAAAGACACTGTTGGTATTAAATTTACTACTCCTAATGACGCGAGGGCAACAGTTGCGAAAGTGCGAAAAGTTAAAAAGCCTTATGCACGAAAAATTCAGATCCTTACTGTCGCTGAACAACGTGCTAAAGTAATGGGTAAGACAGAGGTTGTTAATATTTTTAAAAAAGGAAAAGAAAGTATAAGGAAATCTCATGGCAAAAAAAGGACTTAGATCTTGGGTACAGGAAAACTGGGTCGATATTGCAAACAAGCGACCAGATGGCTCCTACCCAAAATGTGGAAGAAGTGGTGGAGAAAAAAGAAAAAAATATCCAAAATGCGTGCCCATTGCAAAAGCAAGAGCGATGAGCAAAGGGCAACGTGCGGGTGCCGTAAGAAGAAAACAAGCAAAAGCAAATACCGGTCCTACTCCTAGTAGAGCGGCAACATTTGCAAAGAAGAAAAAGAAAAATGGCTAAAACAGCGGCATGGCAAAGAAAAGAAGGTAAAAATCCATCTGGTGGGTTGAATAAAAAAGGTGTTGCATCATATCGTGCGGCTAATCCAGGCTCCAAATTAAAAACAGCAGTCACAACAAAACCATCAAAATTAAAGAAAGGTTCTAAAGCAGCTAATAGAAGAAAGTCATTTTGTGCTCGTATGAAGGGTATGAAAAAAAGATTGACAAGTGCAAAAACAGCAAGAGATCCAAATTCAAGGATAAATAAGTCCTTGAGAAAATGGAATTGTTAATATATATATTCTTTAATGCAAGATGAAACTGCGATCTATCGCATACTTAAAAAGTGTCGCGATAGAAGAGATGAAGTTAAAGAACAACTCAGCGTTGGCGTAAAAGATTTTGCTACATATCAAAATCTAGTAGGTCAAGTAGCTGCATTTAATTACCTAGAACAGGAGATAAAGGACCTGCCAAATGAAGATACAGAAACAGACAGAAACAGAAATACCAAAACGTAGATTTGCTTTAGAAGAAAAAGATTTATCTGTTGAAGCAGATGAAAACAATCAAGTAGCAGAAGAAAAAGAAAATCGTTTTTTAGATAAAATTCAACAAGACGCTACTGATAAAATTGAACATGATGATACTGAAAAATCATTAGAAAGATTACCTGATCCAACAGGTTGGAGAATATTAGTTTTACCTTATAGAGGACAATCAAAAACTAAAGGTGGTGTTTATCTAACAGACAAACATATGGAAGAAAGAGGTTACACCACAGTAACCGGCTTAGTTTTAAAAGTTGGACCTGACGCTTATAAGGATGAAAAAAGATTTCCAGATGGACCCTGGTGTAAAGTTAATGACTGGATTATGTTTGGTCGTTATGCAGGATCTAGATTTGGAATAGAGGGTGGTGAAGTGAGAATTTTAAATGACGATGAAATAATCGCTGTGGTCAAAGACCCAGAGGATATTTTACAATATAAATAAACAGGAGAAAACAAATGCCTGCAAATAAAGTGCAAACGCAAGAAGAAGCCGAAAAAGAAATGGTGGATATACCTAACGATGGTGATCCAGTTGACATTGATCTTTCGGAAGATAAAAAAGAAAAAATAGAAAATCCACCTGAAGAACAAGAAGTCATAATCGAAGAAAATAAAGAAACGGATGACGAAGAGGTAGAAAGTTATAGTAAAAAAGTTCAATCTAGAATTGATAGGCTAACCAAAAAAGCAAGAGAAGCAGAAAGAAGAGAACAAGCTGCTCTTGAATATGCTCAAGGATTACAAAAAGAAAGAGATAACTACGCTCAAAGAAATCAGTTTTTGGAACCAGGATACATTAACGAGTATACCAGTAGGGTAGAAGCTCAAACAGCTGAAGCTAAAAAACAATTAAAAGAAGCTATGGATTTAGGTGATGTCGATGCTCAAGTAGAGGCAAATCAAAAAATAGCGAGATTAGCGATTGAAGCAGATAGAGCTAAAAAGAGTCAAGAACAAAGGGAAAGATTAAAAAAAGAGATGGAATCTAGAGGTGTTGATCCTAATCAACCTCAAATGCCAGCTCAAAATAATCAAAAAAAACCAAATCAACCACCTCCTCCGCCTGATCCTAAAGCAGAGGCTTGGGCAGAAAAAAACACTTGGTTTGGAACAGATGAACCGATGACCTTGACATCTTTCTCAATTCATCGTAAATTAATAGAAGAAGGGTTTGACGCTACTTCCGATGACTACTATAATGAGGTAGACAAAAGGATGAGAGATACATTCCCTCACCGTTTTGAATCTGAGAAGGTTTCAACGCCCTCACAGACAGTTGCATCTGCAAATAGATCAACTCCTGTGAAACGCAAAAGCACTGTGAGACTCACACCATCACAGGTAGCTATAGCTAAAAAACTAGGTGTGCCACTAAAAGAGTATGCGAAATACGTGAAGGAGTAGGCATATGGAAAAAGATAAAATGAAAACAAAACTACCATCACGCGAGTCCGAAACCAGAGCTAAACAAGAGCGAAGGAAACCGTGGGCTCCACCATCACAACTAGACGCACCACCTGCGCCAGATGGATTTGTCCATCGTTGGATAAGAGCCGAATCTGTAGGACAGATGGATCAAAAAAATGTATCCGCTAGACTACGTGAAGGTTGGGAATTTGTCAGAGGTGACGAATACCCAGATACCGAATGGCCACAAATTGATTCAGGTAAGTATCAAGGTGTTATAGCTGTTGGAGGTTTAATGCTAGCAAGGATTCCTGAGGAAACCGTTGAAGAGCGAAAACAATATTTTGCACAAAGAACGCAAGATAAAGAAGACGCTGTAGCAAACGATCCATTAAAGGACCAACATCCTAGCATGCCGATCTCTCAGGAGAGAAGCTCTCGCGTAACATTTGGTGGTAAAAATAAAAATTAAGTTTTTCCCTCAAAGTTACAGACTAATAACTTGTTATGTTCATGGTGAACATAACGCATATTAACTGTGAGGAAATAAATCATGGCAAACGTAAACGCGCCATTCGGTTTTAGACCTGTTGGAAAGATGGGAAGTAACATCAACAACAGTGGAACCAATGTTTATCCAATCGCTGACAACTATGCTACATCCATTTTTAAAGGGGATGTCGTTCAGTTGGTAGACGGAGTTATTGAAGTAGGAACTGCTACATCAACAAAAAACATTGGTATCTTTAATGGTGTTTTCATCTCTAAAGATCCTTCAACAGGAAAACCAAAATGGTCAAACTTCTATTCGCAAACAAATGTTGCGACAGGAGAAACTATAGAAGCGTATGTGTATGACGATCCAAACCAACTTTATGAAGTTCAGATGGGTGGCACTGCTACTCTAGCTGCTGCAGCTTTAGGTAATAACATTGACTCAGTTGCGGGCTCCGGCTCAACAATTAATGGTCAATCTACATCTACTCTTGCAACTTCTATTACAGGATCTGGAGCAACTGCTCAGTTCCGTGTAATCAGAGCTTCACAAGATCCGGAAAATAGTGATACAGGTTCAGCTTATGCTAACTACATTGTTAAATTCAATGAGCACCTATATCTAACTACAACTGGATCAAGCGCATAAACCTAAGGAGATATTGAACAATGGCTATTTCAAGAATGCAGTTGGTCAAAGAACTCGAACCAGGTTTGAACGCTTTGTTTGGGTTAGAATACGACCGATACGAAAATCAGCACACAGAGATCTTTGATACAGAGAACTCTGATCGTGCATTTGAAGAAGAAGTAATGTTAGGTGGGTTCGCAAACGCGAGCGTAAAAGAAGAAGGATCAGGTGTAAGTTATGATGCTGCACAAGAGACTTTTACTTCACGTTATACTCACGAAACAATTGCTTTAGCCTTCTCATTAACTGAAGAAGCAGTAGAGGACAACCTTTACGACAAAATCAGCACTCGTTATACAAAAGCATTAGCGAGATCTATGGCAAACACTAAACAAGTGAAAGCTGCCGCAGTTCTTAACAATGCCTTTAACAGTTCATTTGCTGGTGGTGATGGAAAAGAGCTTTGTGCTACAGACCATCCTATCTTAGCAGGAACTTTTAAAAACGAACTATCAACAGCAGCTGACCTCAATGAGACTTCTCTTGAGCAAGCTTTAATTGATATTGCTGATATGAAAGATGAAAGAGGATTAAAAATTGCACTGCAAGGTACAAAACTTATAATCCCAATCAATCTTCAGTTCGTTGCAGAGAGATTGATGAAATCTCAAGGTAGAGTAGGAACAGCAGATAATGATATTAACGCTATCGCTAACATGGGAATGTTACCACAAGGTTATGTGGTTAATAACTTCCTAACTGATACTGATGCGTTCTTTATCAAAACTGACGCTCCTAACGGCTTGAAACATTTTGTAAGAGCCCCTATCAGAACTGCTATGGAAGGTGACTTCGATACTGGTAATGTAAGATATAAAGCTAGGGAGAGATATTCTTTTGGATTCTCTGATCCTAGAGGTATCTTTGGATCACCAGGAGCATAATAAACTTATGAAGGG